TTGGCATAGGTCTGTTATCTTGAGGTGGCTGTAGCAAAGAATCAATATTATCTACACCTAATGCAGAATACATCCTTCTGTATGCCTCATATATACCACTTGCACCATGTATCTCAGGATTTGATTGCACCATGGTCAATAACTCTTGAGCCATAACAACCCTTTGACTCATTGAGAATATGTTTGGGTCAGATACAGGTATGACATCTACTGCATCACTAAAATCCTCAACTTTTATTTCTTTAGAACCACTGCCAGTTTCATATGGATATGATGGTGGCAAGAAGTCTGCAAAAACTTTAACCAATATTTTAAACTCACTTTTTTGTGAGTAGTGCAATCTTTTATGTATGGCACTCATAACCTTGGTGCCTTTTTCTAATAAAGCTATGGTTGTGCCTACAGGCATAGATGCATTAGCATCTCCTATGTTCATGTCAGCTATTGCCGCAAATCTTTGCCCACTTTGAACTAATAAGCCAAGCAGGTTAAATAAAACATTGCTTGGTTCCTTGTAAGGCAATGGCATAAGAGCATCTCTCAAAGCACCACCGGGTGCATCAATATCTCTAAACTCACCGGGTTGTAATGGTGAAGCCTCATCTCTAATTCTTATACCTCTAGCCTTAAATCCTGCTGGTAAATTGCTTAAGGTTCCTGCATCTATAAGCTGTCTTAAAATTGATGTGGATGCTTTAGATAATCCACCAATCATGTGTGATAAGCCTAGACCATAGAAACCAAGACCGGGTAAAAACTTATATTGCACAAAGTAATTAATTTTGTTTTTTATTGGGTCATTGGGTAAATAGTTTCTTCTGATTGATAAAATTTTTCTTGATGACTCATCAATGGTAATAATATAAGGCAACTTAAGTCCTGTTGGCTCACCATTTTCATCCATGTCCTCAAAACCTTCTATATCAGCTATGGTGTGTATTTCATATATTTTTCTATCACTGCTATCACCATAGTTAGGCTCTACACCTTGTATTTTGTTTATTTCATCTGTGACATCATCAGTGATATTGATTTCATCACCAACCAAGTCAACATCTTTGTAGAATCCTGATATTTGCAATTTTTTAATTTCATTGCTAGACATGTTGACCATGTGAGTAACTCTCTCTGCTGAGAGTAGGTCTGTGCTTTCATATGGCACTAATAAATCTTCAGCAGGCACAAATTTCGATACAGGTCTTTTTAATGCCTCATCATAATAAACTTTTTTAAATGCACTACCTGATAGGGGTAGATAAAACAATAGTTGATCTAATTCAGGGTCATACTCAGGCATCTTGTTCATGATGTAGTAATTCATAAACTCTGCCACTCTCTCAGCCTGCATTTCTACATTGGCTGATCTTTGTCCAACTATTTGTGTCTTGACCGGTCCTTGTGCTGGCAGTAATTCTTTATAAGCTTGTGCTTGAAACTGTGTTACTGCTTCTGCCAATATTGGATGAATAACACCTGAACTACCTTCAAATGGTTGGCTTCTTTGGTCATCAAATCTCATACCAAGATATTTCAGACCATCAGTGTAAGTTTTCTCCCACTCTTTTCTTGATTCCTTATCTGACTCAATATCACTTATAAGTTTGTGTGATAATACACCTAAAACACTATCATCAAGAAATTCAGCTATATTGCTATCAAAAGAAATCTGTGCCTCTAATGATTCCATCTCATCTAAAATAACTGCATCATCAGTAATAGTAACTTCAAGTGATTCAGCTAATTGCTCATCAAAGGTTGGTTGTTCAGGTGGAATGTCAATAGATTTGGATTGATCTACTATGTCAGGATTATTTTCAGTGCCTAGTTTTCTTTCTATGACCATCTTAATGTAATGTTATTTTATCTTCTTTCATTCTTAAGGCAATAATATCTGTTAGCTCACCCACCAATTCATAGCCTTCACCCTCTGCTATGATTGATGCATCTTCTTCTGATTCAGCATAGATATTTGGACCGCTGTATTCTTTGTCATCATGTAAAAATTTAGTGATATATACTTTCATCAATAATAAACCAGTTGCCCTCTATCAAATGTTACTTCATCCTCATAATCAGATTTTAATTGGATAAAGCCTCCTTGTCTAACTCTCATTAAAGCCATGGTTGAACTATCACAAAAGTCATCATGCTCACCAAATGGAAAAGATGCCATTTCTTCAATGACCTCTTCTGCAAACTGATCATCAGTTGCCCATATCATACCACTTTCAAACATAGGTGACACACTGTTCATTCTAGCTATCTTATCTTGTCCTCTACTTGGTGAATAAGATTGTACAGGTATGCCCATCTTTCTAAGCTCATGAGTAAGTGGTGTGCCTGAAGCTTTTGCCTCAATTAACACTATGTCAGGCTCCCAATACTTATATTCTTCTAATGCTATCTTTTTTAGCTCAGGAAAATCAACTCTATATCTATTGGCATCCAAAAGTATAATGGCTTGCTCTGTGCCATCTTCAGGGTCAAAAATACCCCATGTGGTTATAGCACTATAGTCTGCTGTCTCCTTTTTAGAAAAAGCAGTATCATAGGACTGTATAACTGTGTGACATGCAGGAATATCATCCTGCTCCCATTTTTGCCACCACTCTCTTTTTACAATACTGCCACTTTCTGCTGTTGGGTTTTGCATCCATTGTGCGTTCCATTTACTTATAGGCAAAGAGGCTTTTACACTAAGCAGTTCTTCTTTTTTCCAAAACTCTGCCCATAATGGTTCATCTGACTCAGGCATAATAGCTGGAAACTCAACCACCTCCCACTGGTCAGCATTTTCTTCAGATTGTCTTTTTAAAAGTCTGCCAGCCAAGTCTTTGTGGCTCCATCTTGTCATGACTAGAACTATGGTGCCTCCCGGCTGTAATCTTTGTCTTGGACCGCTGGTGTACCATTCCCATGCACTTTCCATGGCTGTAGGTGACATTGCATCTTGCTCAGAATGTGGGTCATCAATAATTAAAAGATCAGCACCCCTACCAGTGATAGCACCACCTACACCTGAATAGAAAGCCTCACCTCCATCATCAGTTGTCCATCTACCTGCTGATTTGTTATCTGCTGACAATGATATGTTAGGAAAAACATTTTGATATTCTTGACTATCAATAATGTTTCTTACTCTTCTACCAAACCTAACAGCAAGTTCAGCGGTGTGGGTTGCTTGAATAATTTTAAGTGCTGGATTAAGACCCATCATCCATGCAGGAAAATAGGTTGATGCAAACTCAGATTTTGAGTGTCTTGGAGGCAACATAACCATAAGTCTTTTGCATTTGCCTTGTGAAACTCTATTTAATTTGTCTGCAAGTATCTTGTGGTGTCTACCTAAAATGACACCATCCCAAAGATATTTAATAAATTCTAAAAAATCTGTTTGACACTTTTCTTGGCTTTTAATGTTTTTCCATTTAGATATTAAGAGTAAAGCTCTTTTTTGCTCATCATCTGATAGAGCATCAAAAGATTTTATTTTACTTATATCCATGTTTAGGTTGGGAAACTAGAAGCCTAGTTTCCCATTACACTTGATAACATTAAGAGGAGATATATACATACAAAACCAAGTGTTAATTTATTTTACACAATCCCATCAATTTTCCAATCTAAACCTTCATACATTCTAGCTTCAGCCTGCCTTCTTTTAGCTAATCCTTCTAATCTCTTGCCACCAGCTTTATCCCACCTAAGTATTTGTTCAGGCACTTCATCATAATCAAAATTATTTAATTTTTTCAAAAGCGTAGAATTGCCTAAATTAGTCGGTCCTAAGTTATAGCAGAAACTAACTAAGGCAGAAAATTGACACTCCTTAAGGGGTGCTTTAACCAAGTTTTTTACATGTCCTTCATATTCTAGTAGCTCTTCCTCAAGCATGATGTTAGCTTTTTCTTGTGACCAAACATCACCCATCTTTACACCTTTAGTATGCCCGTAGCCTATGGTTGGCACATTGACTGCATCAAGATACGCTACACAATTTCCTTCATCATCTGTTGGACAACCCTCAAAATGTTTAATTAATTCAACTCCTGCATCTGATATATGCATATTATTCCTCCTCTTTTTTAGTAGTAACTTGTCTATAATACACAACCACATCTTTGAGTTCTGTAATATATCTTTTAATTTCTTGCATGTTGTAAGCCATAATTTCATAGTCAGGTATAGTCATAGCAAGAAAAACCAATTCACCTTCTTGTTTTTCAATTTTTGCTAGTTGCTCCTCCCAGTTTTCAGGTGTGACTGCAATCCACTCAGGTTGCATAAGATCAATCTCTCTAGGCATGATAGGTTGAACTATCTGCCTTTCTATAGGCTTTGCACTAACCTGTATTTGTTTAGTTGGAAGTAGACTGCAACTGCAAGCCATTATCAAGACCATCAACAGTGGTGCTGATTTTCTCAATGTCCTCCATGATATGCTTTGTACCATTGTTTATTTTCCTTTGCATTTCAACTGGGTCAGCCAATATCTTTGAGGCTAACTCATAGTTTTGTATAAACTGTGTATATCTATTTAATTCTCTTTGAGCTATTTGACTTTTTATACTTAGATCTTGAAGTTGTTGGGTTTGCAACTCAAAGTCTTGTTGTAATGATTTGATGGCTTCTTCTTGGGTTTCTAC